TTTGGAAAACTCAAAGTACTCATCTAAATTTGCTTAGAAAGGTAAATAAATGTCAGAAGTTTTTTCGTTTCGTCTATCAGAAGATTTTGTAAATAAATATAATAATGTTCCAGCCCCGTTTGGATTTTCAGATGCTGGATCTAACTCATTAGGAGAGATTACATTTATTCGTACATATTCTCGTGTTAAAGAAGACGGTACAAAAGAACGTTGGCATGAGGTTTGTCGTCGTGTAATTGAGGGTATGTATTCAGTTCAAAAGAACCATGCTAAAGACAATCGTTTGCCATGGAATGATAATAAGGCTCAGAAGTCTGCACAAGAAGCATTCCAAAGAATGTTTGAATTAAAGTGGACACCACCAGGTCGTGGGCTATGGGCATTTGGAACACCTATGACTATGGAAAAGCGTAACTCAGCATCCCTTCAAAACTGTGCAATGGTTTCAACAAGAGACATTGATCGTAATGACCCTGGTGCTTTATTTGCTTGGGTAATGGATGCATTAATGCTAGGTATTGGAGTTGGATTTGATACCCTTGGACAAGACAAGCAGATGTCTATCTATGCACCGACTGAGCCAGCATCTATTTATGAGATTCCAGATACTCGTGAAGGCTGGGTTGAATCAGTTCGTCTTTTGGTCAATTCTTTTCTTCGTCAAAACCAACCCATTCAACAGTTTAACTATGACCTTATCCGTCCTCTAGGAGCCCCAATTAAAGGCTTTGGAGGGGTAGCAAGCGGTCCAGCACCACTTATTGATCTACATACCCGTATCAGAAATGTAATTGGCTCTAGGGCTGGAGAACTGCTAGATAGCCGTGCTATTGTTGATATTGTTAATCTTATTGGTACCTGTGTGGTATCAGGAAATGTTCGTCGTTCTGCAACTCTTGCACTTGGAACACCAGAAGATAAAGGCTTTATTAATCTTAAGAATCCAGAAGTATTTCCAGATCGTAACTCCTATGACCCAGAAAAACCAGGATGGGCTTGGATGTCAAACAATTCTATTTCAGCAACAGTTGGAACAAAATATGAAGACTATGTAGATTTAATTGCAGATAATGGAGAGCCAGGTTTTATCTGGCTTGATGTTGCTAGAGATTACGGTAGATTAAAAGATGCACCAGACTATAAAGATTCCAGAATCATGGGATTCAATCCTTGTGCGGAGCAGCCATTAGAATCATACGAACTTTGCACACTTGTAGAGGTGCACTTAAACCGTCATGAATCTAAGGAGGACTTCCTCAAGACATTGAAGTTTGCATACCTTTACGGAAAGACCGTAACATTAATGCCAACACATTGGCAGCAGACAAACGGCATTATGCAAAGAAACCGTCGTATCGGAACATCGCTTACAGGCATTGCTTCTTTTGCTGACAATAGTGGGCTTCCAGCATTACGTGAGTGGATGGATGAGGGGTATCAAAAGATTCGTCATTATGATCATAAGTATTCTGAGTGGCTATGTGTTCGTGAATCAGTTCGTGTAACTACCGTCAAGCCTTCAGGTTCTGTATCACTTCTTTCTGGAGCAACTCCTGGAGTTCACTGGGGTCCTGGTGGAGAGTTCTATCTTCGTGCTATTCGTTTTGGAAATACAGATCCAATGCTTCATTTATTTAAAGCAGCGGGGTACAAGATTGAAGACGACCTTGTATCAGCAAATACATCAGTAGTATATTTCCCAGTAGCATCTGGACATAAACGTGCAGAAAAGCAGGTGAGTCTATTTGAAAAGATTGGTTTGGCAGCAACTGCTCAAAAATACTGGTCAGATAATGGTGTTTCTGTAACCCTATCATTTGACAATGAAACAGAAAAACAGTTTATTGCTCCAGCATTGAATATGTATGAAGGACAGTTAAAGGCTGTTTCATTCTTACCAATGGGCAATAAGACTTATCCTCAGCAACCATATACTGAGATTTCAAGAGAAGCGTATAATGCCTATGTTGGAACAATTGGAAAGATTGATTGGTCTGCAATTTATGACGGTAAAGATAACTTAGATGCTGAGTCTGAAAAATACTGTTCAACTGATGCTTGCGAGATTAAATTATATTAAGACGTATCCTGCTATAATAAGGGGATAGGAGAATAATGTCTAGCCCATCAAATCTATATGCAGAAAAGGTGTTTAGTGAACACCCAATGGCTCTTTGGGCACTAGACGATAAACTTGACTACGTTAGCCTTATTTCAGAAGCGCAAAGAAATATCCTTACACTTTGGGATGAAACAGGCTGTACTCTTTCTGCAGGTACTGGGTTAACTGGTGAGCCATTTACAGATAGTTATACTACAAAAGTTAGTTGCAGCATACCAGTTGGGGCTACAAATGAGGCTATCTTAAAGAGCCCAGAAATAATGAATTTTCAAAATCTAGACTTAGGTCTTGGAACATTTTGTATTGCAACACATTTTTATTCTGCAAGCGTATACCTAGACTCAATCTCTATAGGCTATGAATATACAGATACAACAACTTCACAGGTTGTGCAAAACCTAAAAACATTTAACACATCAATATCAAATCAGTGGGGATTTATATCTGAAACCTTTGAGATTCCAAACGAAAGCACAAACTTTAAAGTAGTTATAAAGGTAGTTACAAATGCTGGCGGAGATAACATAAATGACTATGAGTTTTATTTTAATGGAATATCTTTAGGTCAGTGGTCTGAAGAGTTTAACGTAGTATCTTTAGGTGTATACCCAGAAAATTTTCCAGCAGAAATTGAGTTAACTACAACCAGCAACGTAATTCCAGCACCAGCATATGGAATATCTTCTGATACTGGGTATTATCTTGTAAATGATAACTCATTGGTGGCAAAAAATACTGGAGTTCCTTTAGTTTTTGGTGCATCAAATGTTACAAAACTTTCACCAAATATAGATGGAGGCCCTTCGTTTATATTTCCTGGTAAAGGATTTTTACATGAAAACGGAAGACATAGCGACTACACTGTAGAGTTTTGGGCAAGAATAAACTCAGACTCTAATGATCCTAAAAGAATTTTTGGACCAATAGGAAGTGAAGATGGGCTCTATGTAGAAGGTGGATTCTTAACTCTTTTAATTGGCGGGAAGTTTAGTTCTCATTTTGTCGGGGAATGGTTTAGACCAATGCTAATACACATCAGGTTAATTACTGATAATGCTACTGTATTGATTAATGGAGAACAAGTAATATCATTAGACTTTGTTACATCAAGCATATCTTTGCCAGAAATAACTGGAGAAGATTGGCTTGGATTTTATGCTTATACCAATGTAAATCCAATAGAAATTGACTGTGTAGCCATCTACTCATATCAGGTTGCAAATGTTGTAGCAAAAAGAAGATATGTTTACGGTCAGGGTGTAGGTTCATCAGAAAATATTGATTCTGCATATAGTGGAACTTCTGCATTTATAGATTATTCTTTTGCAGATTACACAGCAAATTATAACTACCCAGATTTTGCACAGTGGCAACAGGGATCATTTGACAATTTATCAACAACTTCAACAGCGCTAACAACGCCTCAGTATTCATTGCCAACAATCTTTACTGGAACAAAAACACTGCAAGAACTATATGATGACTCAGACAATGTATATCAAAATCTTACCAGCGGATACCTGGGAACAGACAGTCACTTTATATCCTTAAACCCAAACTCAACTTGGAATAATGAAGGCGCATACATTAACTTTGGAAACTTTAATGTTTTAAATTCACAAGTTGCATCATTGTATGGAGTATTTCAAGCAAATAATTATGGCAGCGGAACAGATGAAGACGAAGAGGTATTATTTAAAATATATAACCAAAGCACAGGAAACTACTTTTCTATTAATGTAGATGGGTTAGAGGTTGTATATTCTTTGTATTACTCAGGAATATCTCAAGAAATATATCGTACAGATGAGTTTGAAGTTGGAGAACTTTTTGCTGCTGGAATTAATATTCAAACACTTGTAAATACATTTGGTGGAAACCTTGCAACATTCTTTGGTAATCAAAACTCTCTAAGCCTTTATGTTGGTGGAGATAACTCGGGATCTAAAACCTTTAGAGGCTACATTTTTTCTATTGGATTTTCAACAGAGTTAAACTCAAACTCAATATCTAGTTATTTTGATAATAGTGGAATTGCTATTGTTGATACATATGTCGGTAGCGGAGTTGAGTCATCTGAAAATGCACTAGCACTACTATCGCATACGGCAAGTTATACTCTTTTACCAACATATGCCTATGGAAGTCTATTCTTAGATATTGGTGTTTCTGGATACTGGGAAGACTATATGCCACTATCTTACTTTGGACAATATGTTCAAAATGATGTTGGAAATTCTTTTTACGATTTAGATTTTTTACAGTTTAATATTGGCTATCCATCACCATCAAGCCTACTTGAGGTAGAAACAACTGGATCTTGGACATATGAAGAGTTGCTTAATTCATACTCATTGCCAACTCAAAAAACTTACCAGCAACTAGATAATTCATTGCTTACGGGTTGGAATAATTATCAAGATCTTAAAGAAAAAGCATTAAAATATTATGAGTATAATACTGAAGGTTCAGCAATTAGAAGTTATGTCACTTTCCAATACATTGCTGAGGGGGCAAACTTATCGCAGGATAATTTTACAACAACTGTTTCTGCAAAAGAAAATTCCGTGGTTGATGTTTCTGACTACTCCTCTTGGTCAACTACAAAATTTGAGGTTGTTGATAATACAATAATTTATCCAAGAAAAGACGTTGACTTTAATAGTTTAGCAATTGTTTATCATCTTGATTTTAATATTCGTGGAATACTAACAAAACCAATACTATTAAGAAAACTTGAACTTGCATCACAAGCATTAAATGACAATTCCTTTAATCCAGTAGGAACAAGGTTCGGAACAGACCTATTCCCATACAAACGCTCTGGACTATACTATGACTATAAATCAAAAAACCCATTTAGCATTTATAAGGGAAGTACTCCATATCTGTATATGAATAGAACATCTGGAATACAGGTACGTGGAGACTTTGACTCAAACTTTGACCGTGGAATTTCAATGCCAATTAATCAATCTCTTGCAGAAAACTATAGAGTAAGTGCGATGCAGTCTTGGATTAGATATGATCAGGAATCGTTTACAGTAACGCCAATTCCTTTATTTGAAATAAAACACAAGGCAGACACTATTGTTTTTTTTGTTGTAGCCAATGATGAAACTGGTCAGCGTGGAAGGGTTTATGCTAAAAATAAATCAAACAATCTAGATTTTCAGTCAATATCTTATTACCTTAATGGAACGCTTGTAAGAGAGCCAGTATTAACAATTAAAGAATGGTCAGCCCTAGGTATTAACTTTGGAGAAGGCCTAAACTTTGACCTATTTATAGGATCTATCAATTTAAATAGCCCAGCGTTGTTTAATAATGTTGCATACTACCAAGCCAATAACCTTCAACAGTTACAGTCTACAATTACTAGACAATGGCTTAAGGTTAAACAAGATGGACCTACAAGTAGAGACTGGTCTTACTGGTTAAATAATTACACCTGGGAAGGCGTTTTGGTTATATCTGCCTCAGCCCTATATGGGGTTAACGCTCAAGATGTATATAAAACCTACATTGGAACTAATAAGATTATCATTGATGATGAAGAAGGAATGATTTTTGACGCAGATAAGATGAAAATCTACAATGACACAACATGGTCAATATCTGTCGGCTCACCAGTGTAATCTGGTATACTTGTGGTTATGGATTCTTTATTTAGCCCAAAAACTGGCAAACCAATTGTTGAAAATGTACGACGTAAGGTCATTGATAAGCACTATGACTGGGGTCTCTACGTATACAAGAAGTCAAACGGAAAGTGGTTTACTGACGGTACTGGCTCTGTATTAAACATTCCCGCTCAAAAAGGTGACATCTCAAAGATTGCAGAACTTAAAAGGGCTGCAGTATTTAATGGTGACGATGGAGAGGGCACAGCCCACTTTGTTGCGGGACTAACAAGAATATCTGAAGAAGAATATTCAGAACAAAAAGATAGAATGATTCAAGGTTTAATTCCAAATGTTAATGACTTGGGCGCTATTGCCGATGCACAGAAAACATTAAAAACACACGGAAGGGATGCGTACGAAAGTGACTGATGACGATAACTTCCAGTATGTAAGAGCAAGTCTAAATACTCAAGAGCAAGAAGAGAATCAGTTTAAGGTAAGCGACCCATTTAATAAAAATTGGGAAGAGTTACAGAAATACTCTGGACTAGATCAAAACTTCCGTCGTCGTGTATCAAGACAGGTTAGCAAAGCAATAACACCAAATGAAGCATATTTAGATTCAGCAAATGCAGTTCCATCTGGAGTGGATGCTGGATCGAAGGCCCTTAATCCTGGAACAGTATACAGAAACGGATACGGTCTATTTGACGTAATCACTCCACCATACAATATGTATGAACTTGCAAATTTTTATGATACATCTTTTGCTAACCATGCAGCGATTGATGCAAAGGTAGAAAATATCGTAGGACTTGGATATCGTTTTGATATTGCAGATAGAACTGCACTTAGACTAGAAATGTCAGAAGATGCATCTGCGACTGATAGGGCAAGAAACAGAATTGAAAGAGCAAAAATTGAGTTGCGTGACTGGCTAGAAAATCTTAATGATGATGATAGTTTTACAAAAATCATGGAAAAGGTTTATACAGATGTTGAAGCAACAGGAAATGGTTTCATTGAAGTTGGTAGAACAATAAAGGGTGAGATTGGCTACATTGGTCATATTCCAGCAACTACTGTTCGTGTTCGTAGACTTAATGATGGTTTTCTTCAGATTATTGGGCAGGCAGTTGTTTACTTTAGAAACTTTGGGGCTAATAATCCAAATCCAGTAACAGCAGATAATCGTGCAAATGAAATTATTCATATCAAATCTTACTCTCCATTAAATACGTACTACGGTATTCCAGACATTGTTTCTGCAATGCCATCTTTAATTGGAGATCAACTTGCATCAAGATATAATATTGACTACTTTGAAAACAAGGCTGTGCCAAGATATATTATTACCCTAAAGGGTGCAAAACTATCTGGAGATGCTGAAGACAAGATGTTTAGATTCCTTCAGACTGGACTAAAATCTCAGTCACATAGAACTCTTTATATTCCACTTCCTGGAGACACTGATCAAAACAAGGTTGAGTTTAAGATGGAGCCAATTGAAAACGGTATCCAAGATGGATCATTTAAAGAGTATCGTAAACAGAATCG